TGCAAACTTTGCAACTTTAAAATCTGCAAACACAATATTCCCGGCGGCTGATATGATGAAAGAGTGGATTGCGTCTTTTGATGACAGAACTAGGTCTACACACGCCGAAGCCGGTGCAAGTGAGCCAATACCTCAAAATGAGCCGTTTATGGTTGGAGGTGCTTTAATGATGTATCCGGGAGACCCAAGCGGCCCGGCTAGTGAGGTAATTAACTGCCGTTGTTCAATAGCGGTGTTTCCTAAAGAAACTGCACAAGCGACCGGAGAAATTTCAGACATTGGTTTTGGTGTTTCATTTGGTGCAAATCAAAAAATTTAAAAATCGTATATTTACAAAAATTTTCTATATGAATACAATTCTTTATAAAGCGGCTCCGGTTGGAGAGTTAATCGATGCGGATGAAAAAGCCGGAATCATAAAAGGGTACGGATCATTCTTTGGAAACAAAGATTCTGATTCTGATATAATTATGAAAGGCGCTTACAAAAAGACAATCGCCGAGAATGGCTCGAGAGTTAAATATTTATATCAACACGATATGAATCAACCAATCGGGAAAATGACCGAACTTTATGAGGATGACAAAGGTTTAGTTTTTGTTGCAGAGATTGCTAAAACGCAACTAGGAAAAGATGTTGTTGAATTAATGAAAAGCGGAGTAATAACCGAAAATAGTGTAGGTATATTACCAATACAAAAGCAAGACAAAGGAGATTATAGAGAAATCAACGAGGTTAAACTATATGAAATTAGCGCCGTTACATTGGCAGCTAATGACCAAGCTAAAATATTAGACGTAAAAGGAAATGTAGATTTAGAAAAAGTTTCTAAACGATACGATAGCCTTTCTAAACTATTGCGCAAAGGCGACATTTCAGACGAGATGGGTTACGCTATTGAAGCAGAAGTATTAAAATTAAAATCATTATTTATTGAGTTCACGAAGCCGACAGAGATTATCACTTCGCCGAATGTTGAGGTAAAAAGCAATGATTCCGAAGTGTATAATTATTTATTAAATTCATTAAATTCATAAAAAAATGAACGAAGAACTAAAAGGTCAAATAGACGGAATAAGCAAGTCTATTGACGCAAAGATTGAAAAATCTAATTCAGACGTTGTAAACAATGTCGTAGAAAAAGCTAACGAAATGGTTAGCGGAATGGCTACTCAATTAAACGAGCGTTTAGACGCTATGGAAGTAGCAAGTAAAAAACAATTCAATAGCCAAAAGAAAGTAACTTTTAAAAGTGCTTTACAAGAGGCGTTGGATAATGGAGCGGTAGAAGGAATTGCAAAAGGTAATTCAAGAAGCGCATCATTTGAATTAAAGGCAGATATGACTATTGGCGCTGATTTTACCGGAGAAGTAATTCCGGCGGACAGAGTACCAGGTTACAAATTTGACCCAACAAGACCAGTTCACGTTAGACAATTACTAGCAACTGGATCAACTCAATCTGATGTTGTACGATATGTAAAAGAATCAGGATATTCTAATGGTGCCGCTGCAACTGCTGAGGGTACAACTTTAGGACAATCTGATTTTGATATGACTGCGGCTGATGCTAACGTAAGAAAAATCGGAACTTACTTCCGTATTTCTGAGGAAATGCTAGCTGATACGCCTCAATTAACGTCTTACCTTTCTGCAAGAGCGCCTGAGAAACTTTTAGAAGTTGAAGATACTCAAATATTAAGCGGAGACGGAACTGGCGCTAATTTAAGCGGAATCATTACTGACGCAGCTGACTTTGACGTTTCTGCAAGTGGTGCTTTTTATCAGTCTGTTGAATCTGCAAATGAGTTTGACGTTATTGTTGCAGCATTAAACCAATTAGCTTTGTTAAACTACAACGCTGATTGTATTATGTTAAATCCTACTGACTTTAACAAAATCTTATTGTTAAAAGATTCAACTAACAAATACTTGAAAGACCAAGTTTATAACGGATTACAACCATCTTTTTCAGGTGTTAAAGTAATTCAGAACACTGCTATCGCTGCCGGAACTTTCTTAATTGGAAACTTTGGTGTTGGTACTCAGTTATGGGTTAGACAAGGTGTAAATGTTGAGTTCTTTAGAGAAGATGGAACTAACGTAAGAGATGGATTTGTAACTGTTAGAGTAAGCGAAAGAGTTGCTTTAACAAACTACTTACCAAATGCGTTTGTAAATGGAACTTTCTCAACTGCAATTGCAGCATTAGAAACTCCATAATAACTAAAATAATTTATTTTAAAGGGCCTGAATTAACTTTCAGGTCTTTTTTTATGCCCTTAATTTATAAGGAGTTATGAATAAAATGAAAAAAAACTTTAAAAAAAACTGAAAATATTTTTTTAATTCCAAAAAAGGTTTTATCTTTGGAGGGTGGGAAACAAACTACCACATTAAGACAAACAATTATGGAATTTACAATTGAAAATCAAAAAGGAAACAAAATTACTTGGACAACTAGCCAAAAAGTAAAGCACAACTTATATTCAAACAATGAAGTTTCAATTAGTGGAATGGGCGGAGTTCATACAGTATGGCATAAACAAGGAAGTAGAATTTCTCAAAAAGCTTGGGGATTAAATTTGCTTGACGCAATAGATTTCGCTAATAAATACATAAAAAATATTTAATAACAAACAAAATGACATTTTCAAAAACATCTTCATCAACTTGGGAATCTAGTAAAAAAGATATCAGTTATTTTATAGATTTAGTACATTACTTTAAAAGTTATAAAATATACTACTTAACAATAACAAAGGGCAACAATGTAATTATGAATGATCTTTTTTTTTATAAATTAAACGAAGCAAAGCAATACGCAAAACAATTTTAAATTTTAAAAAACCAAACAAAATGAAAAAACTTCAAACATTAGTATTGATTTTAGCGCCAGGCTATTTCATTGTAAGATTATTAATAGGCTTAATTTTTAACGTATAATTATGGACGTATTTAATCACCAATTAAACGAACATTTAGAATCGTCAGAACAAAAAAGCGAATGTATGGAGTGCGGAGTTGATGTACAACTTGGAAAACAATATTGTTGCTTTGGTTGTTTTGATTCATCTAATAGGTAGCGCCTAAATGCTTTTTATTGACTTATAACCTACGTTAAAACGTGGGTTTTTTTTATTTTGCTATCTTTACGATATGGATAGCAACCAAATTGGATGTCTTGCTGAATACAAATTTGCAACTGCTGCAATGGAGAAAGGCTTTTATGTTTCATTTCCTTTACTTAATACTTCGAGATATGATTGCATTATTGAAACGCCAAAAGGATTGCTTAAAATACAAATTAAATCAGTCCATAAATTAACAAATAGGCCAAGAGTTTTTTTAAGAGATACAAAACTAAAAAATTACAAAACTAAAGACGTAGATTTTTTTGCTATTTACTACAAAGAGAAAGACGGATTCTTTATTATTAAAAATGACGGCATACAAAAATCAATTGAATTAACATCGCCTAAATATTTAAAATTTTTTAATAACTTTGCAGAACTTTAAATGTTTTGAATTTTGTTTTCCAACGAAAAGGCGTCGCAAACTAATGTGGCGCTTTTTTTTTATCTTTACAAAAATATTCATAATATGAAACTAAAAATCAAACAATCTATTTTAAAAGGAGACAAGCGTTACAATGAGGGCGATGTTATAGAATTAGACGCAAATACTGCTGATAACTGGATTAAAAAAGGTTTAGGATCAAAAATATCTAAAAAGAAAGAAAAGCAAACCTTTGAAACAAAAGAACTAAAGGTTGAATTTAAAGAAATCAAATCAAATGAGACAAATTAAAATTAACGCAACAACCGGGAATGAAATATTAACGGCTCAAAATGTTAAAGATTATGTTCGTATTGATACAAGTGCGGATGATAATTTAATTACCGCAATGATTTCTCAGGCTCGTATATGGTGCGAAAATTATATTTCAAGAGATATTGTTCCAAAAAATAGAACGTACTACCTAGACACAACAAATGGTTTGTTTGATTTACCTTTTGGGCCAATTGCTAGTGTTTCAGAGGTTACAATTAACGGAACTGCTACAACGGACTATGAAATTCTCGGTTTAGATAATGAAACTATTGAACTAGACGGAGGCTCTGCCGAAAGAGTTAAAATTACCTACATAACAGTAGGAATAAATGATTCTTTAGTAAAACAAGCGATGTTGCAACTTATATCAACCTATTATGATAATAGAGCAGATTTTACAACTGAGCAAAACAATGTTGCAGAAGTACCAACATCGACAATAAAAATTTTGACGTCTTACAAAACTATGTTTATTTAATGGATGCCGGAAAACTAGATTCTAAAATAACAATAAAACGATTAGTTAAATCGTCAGATGGTTTTGGCGGTTATAATTCAACTTTGTCAAATGTTGCAACTGTATGGTGTAATTTAAAGCAGATTAGCGGAGATATAAGCGACAAACTAGGAAAAAGAACACAAGACGTTCAAGTTGAAATAATGATGCGTAAAAATACCGCAGATTTAATTCAGTTGGGAGATATATTTATTTTAGAGGGTGGATCTCAACAATATCGCATAAATGAAAAGTTTGAGTTTGATTTGGATTTTTATACTAAATTATTAGCAACAAAGTCTAAGTAAAATGAATATTAAAATCGACCAATCAGATTTGGCCCAACTTAAAAAAAAGTTAGACAATTTAAGAACATTTGATAAAAATACATTATCAAAAGAACTTGGAACGGCCGGTTTAGATATTGCACGAATTGCAAAAAAAAATGTAGCGTCTGATTATGGTACACTAAGGCAGTCAATAAAGTCAGAAAAAAAGGGTAAAACTGTTGAGGTAATTGCCGGAGCAAAATATGCGCCTTATGTAGAATTTGGAACTGGTGCTTTTGTAACTTTTGATGATATGCTAGAATTAGGAATACCAAAGAGTTACGCAGCACAATTCAAAGGCGCTAAGCCAGGTTATATGAAACCTCAACCATTTTTCTTTGGCTCTGCTAGAATAGGTCTAAAAAAATTATTAATGCGCTTAAATGGCGAAATTAAAAAAGCAATAGAATAAGATGTTAGAAGCAATTCATTATGTTAGAAAAGCAATTATTGCAAAGTTAAGCGGCAATGTTTTAATTAATAGCGTTGCGGTACCGGTTTACAATCGTATTCCAACGGATGCAACATACCCATTAATTAGAGTTTATTCAGTTTCAACAGACGAAACAGACCAAAATCAACAATCGTTTAACACCGAAACAATAACACGAATTGAGTGTATTTCAAAATTCTATTCAGATGATGGCGGACAATTAGATACAAATTTAATGGTTTCCCAATGTCTTGAAAATGTAAGAACAAGATCAGCAAACTATATTGATATAACTGCAAATGGATTTAATGTTTATACAAGCGTAAACAATGGTGTCACTTACTTAGAAGATGATTTATCCGATTCAACATATTTTAGAGGGATAATTGAATTATCAAATAAAATTGAACAAATTAACGCAGTTGGAGGCTTACAAAATGAATTGCAAAGTGAATTACAATCTTAAAAAAAATACAAATGGCTAAAATAACTTTTTCAACAAAATCAGATAATCAAACTTCAGTATTACCTGAAATCAATAAAGTAACTGCTGCTAATATAAACGAAATAAAAAATTCAGTAAATGCTTTGTATGATTCACAAGGTGGTTGGGTTGATTATGAAGATTCAGCAACAACTACAACGCCAATAAATCTAACGCAAAATGTTTGGACAGATTTAACAAATGACAAGGCCGGAAGCGGAACA